TCAAAAGGAACTCTAAATTTGTTATAAAATCTTCTAAAAACACCTGCTTCATCAGTTGTTGGTTGTTCTTCTTCGTCTTCAGAGTCTGAATCCTCCTCAGATTCATCATCTGATGTTTCCTCTTGCTCTTGAAGTTCACTTGCAGATGGTCCATTCCAATGACATTGTGTTACTTTAGTTCTAAGTTTGTTAGAAATATTAAAAATATAATCAACTGTGTTAAATGGTGAATTGCCAGGTCTAATACCCAACAAATTTGCAAAACTAAAATAGTGTGAACTCATTATCGAAACTAAGATCTTTTCTTTTTGTAACTCCCTGTTTATCAATAACTTATTTTTAAGAGCAATTTCTTCCTTATTTATTACTTTATCAATTTTTGAAATTTCTGTGGCTAATTTATTAAGTCCAGGTTGATACATAGAATCAAAACGAAAACTGGCTAAATTTAGGATAATTTTTCTGAATTTTTGAACCTGTTTTATTTCTCCTCTAGATATTTTAAGTTCTAAAATCGAAAGAGCCTGATTTATACATATGGTTAAATCAACTTCATCTACGGCTGCTTCTACAATATTTTTAATAAACTCCTGTTGTTCATTCAATTCTGTTGTTTCACTATATATTGCTGTTGGCATTGAACTTATATGCCACTTCAACGGTCTAATATGATTAAGCATTGATGTCAAAACGCCACCTCTAAACAATTTAATTAATATTGGTACTGAATCTATTTCTTCAATATTTTTAAAGTATGTCTCTGACAATTCTTTAAGAGACTTTTGAGTCAACTCAATTTTAGTTTTTGTCTGAATAATATTTTGTTCTAGTGATTTGTTAATTTCAACTGGAAAAACTTCAAATGGTGTAGGCGTTCTGAAAATAATGTCCCAAATATTACCTATTGTATAGCTATAGTCTTTATTGCATGTTAATGCATTTATATTTGATTTTAATAACTGATAAATAATTGAAAAGATCGAATCATAAGTTTTTTCAAAATTAATATATGAACATTGAATCCTTGTCAACATCAAAGCTGTTTTTGCAATTTGATCTTCCGTCATCTGCTGATTTGTAACTGAAGATAGTACTCTGCGGTACAAATTAGAATTTACAACATGTCCTGTATAAGTTACTTTTGAAAATTTAAACCAGCAAGTGTTTTTAGGTACTAATAAGAATGATCAATGATATTGCCAGGATCCTTCGCTTGTTCCTCCCAAATAAAAGTCTGGTTCTTGCATATTGAAAAGTTTGATTTTAACCTCATTTTGAAATCCAATTACACATCTTTTGTAAGGATCATAATCCAAATGATTTGACCAAATGGTTGTTCTTCTCAATTGTTCTGCCTCTTGTATTTGTATAACTTTTTCTCCTTTGAAATTTTGTTCTGCAAATTTAAATGAATCATATTGTTCTGCTGCAAATGAATTTAACTTTATTTCAACATTTTCACCGACATATTGAAAATCATCAAGACACATTCCAATTTTAAAACCTGTCGATGTTGTCATTACTGCTCTCTTTTCTGTTTCTGTAGATACAATATCAATCGCAATATTATTCCTGTTGATTTTAATTATTTTACACATTGGGCTAAGTATTTTGAAAAATTTATTTCTGTTCGAAACTGTTCCATCAAATTTGTAATTCATTATATGATCTATTTCCATTTTAACTCTAGTTTCAGGTTTATAAAAGGTATATAACGTAATTTCCATAATTTTAGGTGATCCTACATCATTTTC